GGATGTTGAGGACTTCGATGGGGATATCTGGGAACCAGCTTGCGGAGATGGCGCAATCTCTCAACCGGTTTCGATTTATCATAATGTAGTTAGCACTGATTTGAATGATTTTGGTTTCGGTGAAACCTATGTTGATTTTCTTCTGGAGCAAAAGTTATTGGCTCCAAATATCATTACCAATCCACCATATAAGCTGGCTCAAGACTTTATCCAGAAGGCTATCGATCTCAAGGCAAAGAAACATTGCTGGCTTTTGAGGTTGTCTTTTCTGGAAGGGCATCAAAGAAGAGTGTCTCTGTTTGATCAGAACAGACCAGCAAGGGTCTGGGTGTTCTCCAAAAGATTGACGATTTGGAGAGGTGATGAAGAGAGAAATGGAAATGGTACGACTGCTTATGCTTGGTTTGTCTGGGATGGCAAGCCAGAGCAAACTTTAGTTAATTGGGTGTAGACATGGCAAGACCTTACAAGACGAACAGCAAGAAGTGTCCGGAGATATTCGCTCGCTTTCTGGACATGATCAGGAATGGACGCTCCGCAGCGCAAGCCTGCAAGCAAGAGGGAATGCCAAGCTCTAAGACAATCAATAACTGGATCAAGAATGATGCAGCTTATGCAGCGCAGTATGAGAGGGCTAAAGAAGAGCGTGGAAACTATTATGGTGAGTTGGTCGCAGAGATAGCTTTAGCGGGGCTTCAGGGCAAGTACAAGGACTCTAGTATGCTGAGAGCAGCTATCGATGGTTTGAAGTGGTCAGCGGCTCGTATGGCTCCGAAGAGCTTCGGGGATAGGATGGAAGTGAACCATAGCGCAGAGGGTAGTTATCTGGATGCGTTGAAGGCTGTGCAGGGTAGGATGGATGATACTAACAAGCTACCGAATGCACTACACGCGCGCGACGCAGATTCGGCTGATGAGGGGCGTTTGCATTAGGTCGTTAGATACTGCACCTGACTAATTCTTATATTTACTGCGGGTTTGCGCGGGGTGTCGCAAATAAATCGCAAATCTGACCATTGATTTCGTAGCATTATATTATTTGACCCCCCCCTATTTTTTCGGGCGCGGGGTGTTTTGTTTTTGCCCCCCCTTTCATTAACCCCCCTTTGGATTTGGGAGCCATAGGGAAATTCTGGTACGCGACTCTCCCTTTTACGCGGGGTTTGGGGTGGGACTTTGAGTGATTTAGAAAAGACGCTATTAAGCCTTAGGAACGACCCTGAAGCCTTTGTCCGGCATGTTATAGGCGCGGAGCCTCAAGCATGGCAGGCTGACGCTTTGAGGGCGATTGCAGGCGATAATAAGGTAGCGATCAAGTCCGGTCATGGCACTGGCAAATCGGCATATCTTTCGTGGCTGATATTGTGGTGGCTGCTGACGCGGTATCCGACGAAGATTGTGGCGACTGCTAACACGGCGCATCAGTTGAATGATGTTTTGTGGACTGAGGTTGATAAGTGGGCGCGGCAGATGCCGGATGGCTTCAAGAGCCAGTTGGAGTTTAAGTCTGACAAGATTTCGCTTGCTGGCTCATCAGATAGTTTTTGTGCTTTTAGGACGAGCCGCAGAGAGAATCCAGAGGCTTTGCAGGGCTTTCACTCGGAGAATATGCTTATCATTGTCGATGAGGCATCCGGCGTTCCTGATGTTGTGTTTCAGGTTGGTGAGGGTGCCATGTCGACGAAGGGTGCCAAGACTGTCCTTACCGGCAATCCTACAAGGGCAGAGGGTTTCTTTTACGATGCCTTTCATTCCAATCGTGAGCAGTTTCATTGCATGACGGTATCTTGCGAGGATGCTGACACGGTTGATGAGAAGTTTGTCGAGGATATGGCGGCAAAATATGGCGTTGAGAGCAATGTTTATCGTGTTCGTGTTCTTGGCGAGTTTCCGACGCAATCGGATGACGTATTGCTTCCCCTTCATTTGGTGGAAGATGCGGTAAAGCGCGAGATTGAGGCCAGCCCTATGACGCCGGTTGTTTGGGGCATTGACTGTGCGCGTTTTGGCAGTGATCGATCTGCGCTTTGCAAGCGGCAGGGTTCTGTTGTTTTGGAGCGTGTTAAGACGTGGCAGGGCAAGGACTTGATGGAAATGGCTGGTATTATCCTGACGGAGTACGAGGCCACCCCCTATAAATTGAGGCCGGAGGCAATTTATATTGACTCGATAGGCGTTGGCGGCGGTTTGGCTGACCGGCTTTATGAGCTTGATTTACCTGCGGTTGGCATCGCGGTATCGGAGAGCAGTAGCCTCAAAGAGAAGTTCACGCGGCTGCGGGACGAGTTATTCTGGAAGGCGCGGGAGTGGTTTGAGGCAAGGGATTGCAAGATACCAAATGATGAGGCGTTGATCTCAGAGGTCACGTCGGTGCGGTATAAATACCAATCGACCGGCAAGCTGAAGATTGAGTCGAAGGATGAGATGAAGCGTCGAGGCCAGAGATCGCCTGATGTCGCAGATGCGTTTATTTTGACATTTGCTCAAGAGGGTGCGGCGGCTCTAGGCCACACATCGCGGTGGAATACCAGAGGGTCACTAAAGCCCGATTTGAGGTGGGTTGTTTAGTATTATTTTAACTAATGAAAACAGTAGGTTAGACATGGCTATTACAAAAAAGGCGGCAGCAACGAAAAAGGCTGCAAAGAAAACTCGCGCTCGCACTGAGTCGGGCGCATTTATCGCAGACGATCCGGCGACACCTGATGTCAATGAGGCATGGGTCGGCGGTAATATTGACACCTCTGCAATGTCTCCGAAGCAGTTGCGAGAGCATCAAATCGCCATGCGCTCCAATGGCTAAGAAGAAAGACCCCCGCCTTAAAAAGTTGGGGCTGGATCGTTTTAATCAATGTAAGCGCACACCGTCACATCCGACCAAGAGCCATGTGGTTGTTGCCAAAGAGGGCAGCAAAATTAAGACCATCAGGTTCGGTCAGCAGGGCGTGAAGGGTTCGGCCCCGAAAAAGGGCGAGAGCCAAGCGGCTAAAGATAGGCGCAAATCATTCAAATCACGCCACGCAGCCAACATCAGCAAAGGCAAGATGAGCGCGGCTTATTGGGCGGATAGATGCAAATGGTAATGCGGCGAGTACCAAAAGACCCGAAAACCGGATTGCCTAAAAAGTATCTGGCAGGCGCAAAAAACAAAAAGAAAAAAGCGGCTGAGATAAAGGCTACTGCAAAGGCTTACAAGGCTGGCAAGACAATCAATGTTGCCGCAATTTCTAAATCGAGATCAGATCAGGGCAAAAATGGCAAAAGCAAAACCTCTAAGCGAAAGCGTTAAAAAAACACTCCGCGACAAGGCAAAAGGCACCATGTTCACGCCCTCCCAATTGCAGGCCGTTTATCGCAGGGGTCAGGGCGCATATCTTGGCTCTGGCTCTCGTAACGTGCCAATGGCGGCGTGGGCGATGGGGCGTGTCAATTCTGTGTTAAGTGGCAAAGGCGGCGGCAGAAAGGCTGACGCGGATATTGTCAAAAAGGCCAGAGCTAACAAGAAGAAGAAAACATGATTGATTGCAGCTATCCGACTTGCGTCAAGCGCGGTCGTCATGTGTGCGGCAATGGCCCAGATGAAGGTTTAATTGAAACCCCGCCAACACCGATGCGGGTAAAAACCACCAATGGCGAGGGATGGACATCTCCGCCCTTAAAAGCAAAAGGAAAAGATGATGGCATCATACGGAAAGAAAAAACCAAAAAAGGGAAAAGGCGGAATCCGTCTCGTATCAGGGAAACACTGTAGTACATGATGATCCGCACATTTCGCCGCCCTCGCGTTGAGGCGGTGGAAGTCCCCCCGATGAAATTATGTGACGGTTGTGTCACTCCGAAATTTTGCAGAGAGCAAACAAAATGCGACGTGGTTAATTTAAAGCCACCAATGCCGCTGAGGAAAGTTAATGGCAGAAAAGCTGGATGATGATGATGTCGGCCTGATTGTCTCGCGAGAGATATCAGACGCACTCGACAACTATGACAATGAGTATTCGGCTGACCGACTGAAGGCTATCGATTACTATTTGGCAGAGCCATTTGGTAACGAGGTCGAGGGTAAGTCTCAGGTCGTTGATACGACCGTTTCGGATACTGTCGAGCAAATCATGCCCTCGCTTATGCGGGTGTTTTGCGGCTCGGATAAATATGTCTCGTTTTCCGGTCGCTCGGCTGAAGATCAGGAAGCGGCAGAGCAGGCTTCCGATTATGTCAATTATGTCATCGCGCATGACAACAACGGTTATCGCATCATTGACACTTGGATCAGGGACTCGCTTCTTTTCAAATTAGGCGTTGTGAAATTCTACTATGATGACACGACGACGGTTGAGGAAGAAACCTATGAAAATCTAAGCGAGGCAGAGCTTGCTCTGGTGTTAGCAAATCCTGATGTCGAGGTTGTTGAGCAGTCTGAAAACATGACTGAGGTCGTGATGGATGATGGCACTGGCGCAGTCATGGCTGAAAGCTATGACATGAAGGTCAAGGTCACTCGCAAAAGTGGCAAGATCAGAATTGAAAACGTGCCGCCGGAAGAGTTTATTTTTAACAGGCGAGCAAAGAGCCTTGAGGACTGCCGTTTCGTCTGTCATCGCACAACCATGACGGTCAGTGAGTTGATCAGCATGGGCTACGACGAAGATGAGATTTCAGAGCATATCGGCTCCACCCGCGTTGAGTTGGAAGAGGAACGCGATGTCCGGTTTAACGATCTTGGCAGCGCATCAGATGTCAGCCCCGCAGATGACAGCCAGCAAGAGGTAGCGGTTTTCG